GTTCACACTCGTTGCTAACGTGGCCCCATACGTGGTGCGTTGTCTCTACTGGCTTATCAGAGCTTTCGTTTGGTGTCTTTACAAGATGTCACCTTACGCACTCTGTAGGCTCGTCCTCTGGAGACTTCGCCCTGGCGGAAGGCTCATTTGGTGTTTGTCAATCGACACTCTCCTATTGACCTGCTGCTGGTGGGCGTGGATCAATTACGCTCCTCTCCACCCCCGCCCAACACCCGTTATCGAATCATCCGTAGACCTGATCATCGCAAAGATCAGAGCTGCACTCAGAGAACCGGGTTGTACTTTTAACGTGTACATATTTATGTGCCTTATGGTCACTGTGTTGTCCTGGACCTTCGTCTACCTCATTTCGCGGATTTTCGCACGCTTCTCCCCCATTCATTTTTCTGCATGGGTCGATTGGCTGCTCCCGCCTACGACGATCACCCACACAGTGCAAAGCAAAGACGGTAAAGTCAAACGTAATGCGCGCGACTTCCGAGACATCTTTACGACGGACTCTTTCATGCTCGAACGGGCGTACCTTGCTGAGGATAATCCGCACAAGTACGCCGCTCGCCGCCGGCTTGCTGCCGTCAATATGGTCCAGGCTCTTTCTAAGAAGCTTGGGCTCCCTATATATGACGAACAGATGTCGAGGCGAGGAGCAAGACGCGGATTTAGCGGCTCACGGACTTTAATGGACGCTGAGGATGCTTGTTCGTACACCGCCGAAAACCTGAGATACGAGAGAATCAAATCGGGCTCCATCGTGACCCACATTGATACTTTCACTCATAAAGATCTTTACGACGCGAACACGACCCTCTCCGACGGAAATATTCACTACCTGTACACCTGGAATCCCGATTCCGTCGCGGGTACATCCGACGAAATTTTATTCCGATACGATGAAGACGGAACGTTCGTCACAACCGTCGAGGGCTCCGCCTCTTACTTCGACCGGCTCTGGAACTTCGAATGTGACTCACTCGTGACTTATTCTTATGAATTGCGTGTGTCCATGATCACAGTCATATCAGTCCTCGCGGCCCTCACCATCTTCTGCTACAACATCTACACTGATCGGGAATATAACCAGACACTCACCAACGTAGGCCTGTTCTACGTGAAGAGCTACGAGCTCCGCATGCACCATCCAATTCCGACCGTGTACGCCTACACCAACCACGATGGGTATATCGCAAACATGACACATGCTGTCAGAGGTTACGGTATGCCTTCATCGTTGCTTGAAAATATTGAAGGCTACAGGATTCCATGTGTTGCGTGGAACTACACTTCCTTTCACTATTACTGGCCTGCCGAGCCGTACTCCTTGACCAAAGGACATTGGCTGTTCATCACCGCTTCGTTTTCATTAGCGTTGCTAGGGACGTTCACACCAATCGCAATCAGTCACAAGGTCGTACGGCTCGACGTCGGTGAGCAAAGATCAATCGTAGTGATCATACCAAACTGTAAATTTAGGGGATTCGCAGCCTTTGCACGCCCTTTCCTATCAGGACGCAGCCTGAAACCACGAGTTCCAATCGTGGGCGAGACCGACGGTGGCCACAAATTTCTCGCTGAAAGGCGCAAGAAACCTGCTGGCTACTCCGTGGCCTTCACGGACTCTCACCACGCGCACTTCATCAAGGACGCAGTAAACGACATGACTAAATGCCTCACCACAGACAAGGGCTCGCCGAGCCTATCAAATGTTCGTGTGAGCACTAAGTACGAAGGAGACGAAGCACATCGTGTCGCTGTGGCGCTATCAATCGCGATTACTAAAGTAGGTGACAAAATCGAAAGCTATTCCAGTAACTATGGATTCTATCCCATGCCATTGGTCATCAGACAAGATGATGAATTCAAGGCGGACGCAAAGGAGATTAAGCTGATCATGGCTCATGGAGCCATGCCAGCAATTGTCACCGGAGCCGCATTCATCCACGCCAAGTCTGAAGCACAATGCAGGGATTTCGTCAGGCGTCGCCTGACGGGACCAGCTGGAAAAGTCGATTCTAAGTTCACACCTGAAATCGTGATGTACATTGCTGAATTTGCCAAGCACATCCTCAGGAATGTTACGCGTAATGAGATCGGACACCTCGAACCTATTGGCGAGCAGGAATACATCGATTCACGGAGCAAGAGTCAACTCAACAAGTTCCATGATATCGTAGCAATCTACGACATTCATAACTTCGATGACAGACAAGGCTTCATGAAACGAGAAGTGTTACCTGACCCAACCAAACCCGCGCGCGCTATTTGCTGCTTCCCACCGGAAACTCAAGCCCTCGGCGGACGTATTGCCCTCGCATACGCCGCGGCCATGAAGGCCAACCCATGGATGGCATGTGGTTTGAATCCGGCTGAGACAACCGAAGCAGTAATTAGAGTCAGCTCCGGAGCCACATCGGTTACCGATACCGACTTCTCTGCCCAAGACGCAACTATCGACCTGAACAAAAGAGGTGTCGAACTGATGTTGCTGCTACAGCTCTTTGATGAGCGGTGGCATGGTTTAATCAGAGAGTGGCACTGGACAGACTACTGCGGGCGCGTCCTGTACGGTGACAAAGGAACAAAACGCGAACCACACGACTTCAACGGCTCTAGGGGGAGCGGAAGTCCTTTTACGACCCTAGGCAACACGCCATTGACGGGTCTTTTTGCATATATCGCACTGCGCCTCTCAGATAAAGAACCAAATGAGGCGTGGTCATGCCTCGGCATATACTCCGGTGACGATGGAATCACTGCCGACTTACCTCCCGCATCCTGCGATCAAGCCGCTGAGGCTTTGGGCTTTCTTATCAAGTCAGATACTAATGACAGATACATCCCTTTCCTCGGCCGCCACTACTTCGACCCCATCTGTGGGTCCCCTTCGAGTATACAATCACCTCTTCGTACTCTCTCCAAGCTGCACACGACACTCCTCAACATCGATGAGTTCACCGCAGAAGAAACCATGATCATGAAAGCCATCTGCCTACAGGTGACTGACAAGCATAGTGACTTCTTCGGCCCTTGGTCGGAGAAAATTCTTCGAGATGCCCACGAGAATAGTATTCAGGACCTCCGCGCCAAGATCCTTAGGTATCCTGGCCTACACCCTTACTTTGCCATCACCGCACTAAGAACTGAAACGACGTTCCAGAACAACACAGGCGACTTTGAAGAACTCTTTGAGATTCAGATGCCTGGCTTTGACTGGAGCAAGTTCAATGCTTGGCTCGTTGATGGTAAAGGACCCTGCCCATTGCTTTGGTCTCATCCTGAGGTCGACGATGCGGCGATGGAGGATGTAGGACCAGTGACACTTGCAATGGGAGGCCTCGATGACCAGGCCAATATGGTCGAGTACGAGTTAACACCTCCGAAGAAGTGTGTAACCGAAGACAAAGTTCCCCCCGTGAAGAAAAAGCGCAGACAAGGGCGCTCCCGCGAGGAACACAAGGAACTTCTTGGAACGATCCAGGCTGCAGGCCTGCTGGAAGAATACCGTGCCGCCAAATATGTACCCACCGACCCTCCTGATGTCCGAGATGAAAAACGCCGGACAAGAGACAAGATTGTGAGCAAGGTGAGTAAGACACCTGTACATAAACCACGGTCCATCTAGGCTGGAGGCTTACCGCTAGTTTCGCGAAACCTGGCGTTATACTACAAAATCGTACCCTGCGGTGGCGGCGTGGGGGATGAAGTTGTGAAATACCGACTTCCCCCCACACCGCTAGTGGCGCTTTTTGCATCACTCACTCTTACACCAACCACTTGTACATATGACACTCAACAAGCAGCAGTTCATGGCCCGCCCGAAGATTAAGGTCTTGCCTTCCGTCGAAAGAGAACGACGATGGAAGCAACACCTCATGTCCGAGGGCGGCCTGGCTGTCAAGCCTAATGATCAGCGCGTCCGAGGACGGGGTGATTATTTCTCCTCTGCCCGCTCCTGGGCAGACCGGCAACTCAAAAAGATTCCACGCGGAACCTTTGGTAAGATGGGCGCAGCTATTGCTGGCGCCCCCGGCCAGGCTGCTGGTGACCTAATCTCGCACCTTACGGGGCGGGGTGACTACAACGTCGCCAAAAATTCCCTCATCCGTGACGGGAATATACTCCGACCTGATCAGATGTCCTTCTCCCCAACAGGGGCGGCTGCTATCCGCATCAGACGTCGAGAATTTATCGGCGATTTGGCCGCCCCATCCGCACCAGTCGCATTCAACCAGACTCAATTCCGACTGCAACCAACCGACGGCAAAACCTTTCCATGGTTGTCCGCCGTTGCAGACCATTTCTCTGAATGGGAGCTGCACGGCGCCATCCTCACTTTCGAGACCACGTCCAGTAACTTCGCACAGAACATGGCTCTCGGAACGATAGCTTTCGCCACGCAGTACAATGCAAACGAACTACCTTACTCGGATATGAGGGAAATACTTCAAGCAGCCTATCATAGCCGGGGAAACCCGTCTGAATGCATAATGCACGGAATTGAATGCGACCCCGACCTACAGGCTAGCGAGCATCTGTTCACCCGCCGTTTCGGCACATCTGGGCCACCCAATTTGTACGACCACGGAGTGGTCACTGTTGCAACTGAGGGTTTACCAGCCGCACCTGGCACCGTTTTAGGCCGGCTGTTCATCACTTACGATGTCGAGCTCAATTTGCCAGCGTTGCCTACGGGCGACTCCAAAAATGGCAAGTGTTGCACCCTTTGGAACTCCTCATACACTACGAGCGAACCCCCAATGGGTGATCCACTTATTGTGACTCCGATTACCACGCCGAACAACCTAACCTACGGAACCGCCGCTGGTAACAATGTCATGGCATTGTTGCCCTCCAACGGACCCTGGGCCCGTCCAAACTTACCACCCGCGGATCAAAGCGCCCTCGTCGCTTGGATCTCAGAGTCAAGCATTACCGCAGGCATGCAACATGTATCCTTTGCCCATCAAGGCACGTATTTGCTTGAGCTCACTATGATCGACAACGATGCCACCACAGCACCTGGGGACGTTGTCGATGCCGCTGCCCTCACTCCTGACGTCCAGATTATCGAGTATTATACTAATCTCTTTGCTACTGGCCCGACCTACTATAGGGTGACTGTCGAGTGCGACTCTCCTGACCAGTCAATCACCTTGACTAGGAAGTCCGCCTCTAACATTGTCACCTGGTCGGTACTCACCGTCTGCGATTAAAATTTTCCACGAAACTGTTAATACTCACATGCCTTCCCCCGACGCTTTGATCTCGTGGTTCGACCTCACGGTCGACACTCTACCGGAAACACCTCTCACCAGTGACGAGACGGCGAACCCATCATTCTTGACACTCCTTGATGAGCCCCCTGTCGGTATCACTCAGCTCAAGATGCGGTATCGCACGATCCCATTGAACAGGTGTGGGCCGAAAGGTTGGACTTACTTTCCTGTCGACACTGACGGCACGCGTCTCGCACGTGTCTCGTATCAATCACCCCAACCAAACGCTTACATTACAGCCATGGTTAAATTGATCGATTACGAGGACGGACCCGAGACTGATACGTGGTCCGTTTCAAAGTACGCAATAGTAACCATTGACAACCTCAACGCCCACGGTAGGGTCGACCTCCGTGACCCGAACAACCCGAACACACGTCGTAAGGTCTGCATTTACCACTAGTGTGCAACGACCACCACACACCGC